GTAAAGCACTAAAACAACCACCCTTAGCTTTTATCTTTTTATGGTTTTCATCACCATACAACATGCAGTAGTTATTCACATCTCGTTGTACGATTTTATAGATTTTATCGTATTCTAAACCTATACCACATTTTTTAGAAAAGTATTCACTAACTTTGTAATATTCATCTAATTTATCTTCTGGTAACTTAACCATTAAACCATCTGTGTTAAGTTGCACAAGTTCAACATCACCTATTCCATAAATTCTTTCAGTCAACTCAGATATTAAAAGTTGCCCAGTTATACAAGTTCCTCTAGCCATTCGTGGATCATACAAGTCATTATATTCATTGTTTTGACAACCATATGTTGTGTTTAATATGAGTTTTAATGGTTTTTGTTTTTTTGTTATTCCTTGCTTTTTTAATTCTAATCGTTCTTTCAATGTATCAGAATAAGCATTTTTATTTACAATATTCCTAGAAATAAAATTATATTCTGGTAAAGCTAGTAAATGAGGATAAAGGCTGGAAAAATCTTCGTTGATAACTACATACCCTTTTTCTAACTCATGGTTATAAGTAAAGTTT